TTATCCCTTATAATTGCCTCATACAACACATTCAAGGAGAACACTTATGTCGGTTGCCTACAGTCAAGCACAGAAGCAGCGTTATCGTATTACCCTTGACATTTCAGCATATCCTGATTTCGATCCACACAACATCAACTGGAATAAGTTATTTGAACTCGAAGGATCTGAGAACTGTGAGGCATATGTAGAAGACCTAAGTCGTCCTGATAAGTGGTGATATAAGAGCATACAATAAGACTCCTTAAGAGACTCCTATAAGGGGTCTTTTTTAATGGCTTGACATACCTTACAGATCCTTGTATAATATCTTTGTGGAGATTGATAAGTGCATTAAGAGCTTATACAATGAGCCTACCGAAGGTAATCACGAACGTAGTGAGTGATTGAATTGGGCCCCGTAAAGTGTACCGGTAGTATGACCACCACACTCACACCAATGACTAACACTCTCCAAGCAAAAGTACAGGACACCACCTATAACGGTTGGACTAACTTCCAGACTTTCAATGTTGCACTCTGGATCAACAATGATGAGGGTCTATATGATATCGCCCGTGAGACAGGTTCCTATCAGGACTTCGTTGCATATATCAGTGAGTTCATGTTGCAAACTCCTGATGGTGTAAGGTTCAATGACCCCGCTGTGAATGTGATCGAACTGAATAGCGAAGTGTTCGATTTCTGATGATTAGTGGGCCACGTAAAGTGTCCTAGTAATGTAAGCACCCAGTTCACTCCTAACTCACTCTTACTCATGTTCAAAAACGTCATCAATCAGGTCCGCACTTTTGGTTACACGATGAAGAATCCGATGCCCCGCAAAATCTTCTTCCTGTACCACTTTGCTCCCAAGCGTTATACTGAGTTCAAAGACCTGATGAATACTCTGCACGCGGATTATCGCCAAGGTCTTATCACTGAGGAGCAGATTGATAGTGCACTCCTTGCCTTCTGATTGTAGTCCTTAAGTCACACTCACTCATTCACCACTAATCAACACTCTCGTCATGAAAACCTCCACTAAGTATACCCTCAAACTCAACGATGAAGAGATGACTATGCTCCGTGATCTTGTGCGGATCGGTATGCGCTCGAAGTATTATCAGGAGTTTGTGAGTAAAGAATGTGACGACATCGATGAGGAAGATAATCAACTGAATGTGACGCTTGCTGTTACTCAATTCGTCAATCTTTGCCCACTCAGTCAAACCGAAAAAATGATGGATAAGTACATCTTCGAAGGCGTACAGTAAGGTACACAAAGAGGAATAAGATGCGCCTCTATAAAGACACTCACCGTTCACACACTCACTAACAACGAACAACACAAATGTCTAAGACCGCAATGCTTTCTCTGCTGGCTCAAGGTAACAACGGCACTGAGATTCTTTCGATTCTGGATACACTCGTCACTGATGCGATTGCAGAGGAAGGTGATAATGAAGGGACACTGAATGTGATTGATTTCTGATACTAACTGGGTGCCCCTTGGTTGACACTGGGGGGCACTTATGTTAGACTTGGTGATATCAGTGAAACGGCAGTGATTGCCCGTGGTTTCTTATAGCGTAGCGGGGGCGTAGCGCGTTTAAGGCGCCCCCCGTTCCAAAAAAGGCAAACTACCCTAACCTACAGAGGTGACAATTCGACCTCTAAATATCAGACCCATAAAATTTTTCCGGAGTATTAAAAGATGGCAAAATGGATTCATAAGGGTGGATATTCCCGCCCAGACAAACGCACAGTAAAGAAAGGTGGTAAGAAGAAGTAGACCTTATTGGAACTTCTGGAAGGTTGTCTTTGCGGGGTGGTTGATACGATACCCACGGCAGTGTTTTACGATAATCGGAGTTCCCCTTGGATTTTTAATTGTTCTGATATATAATGCGGTAACAAAATAAGAGTTACTGAAAAAAATTCCGGAAAATTTTTTATGACTGAAAAGGTTTATCACATATACGCAAACGGCAAATGCATCTATCACAGTTTATCAGAGGAAAAATTCGCTGAAACCTGGGAGATGTTGCATCGTATGGTTGAGTTAATTGATGTAAAACTTTCAAAAGAAGATTTATCTTATGAGGAATTAGCAACAAACAAAGAGGTAGTTCTGAACTCATCTCATTGATATTGACAAGGCATATATAGACTGATAAAATTGATCTGAAGGTTATTTTCACTTATGGCAAAAGGATTTACAGTAAAAGCAGCATCCCCTAAGGCATCAGAAGCTGATTGGGATTATGATGCTATCAAAGAACGAATGAGAGGTAAGAGTATTGTCTTCTGTCTACCAGGACGTGGATGTTCTTTTATTTTTCTCAAAGCATTCGTACAACTTTGCTTTGATATGGTACAAAATGGAATGAGTATTCAGATTTCTCAGGATTACTCATCAATGGTAAACTTTGCACGTTGTAAAGTATTAGGTGCAAATGTTCTAAGGGGACCGAAGCAAATTCCCTGGGATGGTAAACTGCAATATGATTATCAACTTTGGATTGACTCGGATATTGTCTTCACCACAGAAAAGTTCTGGCAACTCTGTGATCTTGCTCTGAATGAAGAAGGAGAGGATAAAGAGGTTGTTGCTGGTTGGTATGCCACAGAAGATGGTCACACGACCTCAGTAGCACACTGGTTGGAAGAAGATGACTTCCGTAAGAATGGTGGAGTGATGAATCATGAAACCGTTGATTCTATTTCAAAGCGCAGAAAGCCTTTCACAGTTGACTACACTGGTTTTGGATGGGTACTGATTAAAAATGGTGTCTTCGAGAATCTTGAATACCCTTGGTTTGCTCCTAAGATGCAAGTCTTTGAATCTGGTGCAGTTCAGGATATGTGTGGTGAAGATGTTTCATTCTGTCTTGATGCAATTGAGAAAGGATTTAAGATCTGGTGCGACCCTCGTATTAGAGTTGGTCATGAAAAAACTCGTGTAATCTAATGAAATACTACGATATCTTATATAAAGGTCGTAGAATCTATCAGAACCTCACTCTAGACGCTTGTAGTGAGGTTCTACAAGGTCTCTCAGAACGTTATGTCTCGGGAGATGACATTGATCCTAATTTAATTGAACTGGAGGAAATTTCAAATGTCTAAAGGTGGAGGCAATAAGACTTTATTTGAAGCTGGAGCGCCAAAGAAAACTCGTCAAGGACGTTCTGCTCGTACTTTACTATCAGCAACGTCTCGCAATGGACGTAAAAAGAAGTATCGCGGTCAAGGAAAATAATATAGATAGGGCAGGAAGAAATTCCTGCTTTTTTAGTATTTTTTTATGGCATACTTAAATCATAATCTTCCGACAATTACTTGCTACATTCGTAATGAATTCCTTTTTAATCATAAAAAAGGTCATGGTGAGGTAACTTTATGTGACGTTCACTCTGTAGCATCCCTAGAGAAGCACGTACCGCTCTTTGAGGCGTTTCTTGAGAATGGGGTGAACTGGACTCGTAGACCAATTCATGCATTTTGTTGGAAACCTGATGCGCCAACACCTAGATTAGAAGAATGTATGTGGTGGGATTGCTTTTCTCCTTATGTTGATGTTCAAGTTCGTTCAAGACTTGCTAACTTACGCGCTGAATTGATCAATTATCGTGGAGAAAAGAATGAAGGAACTTACATGTTCACTCTTGACTGGTCATGGGAGTCAAAATCTACACTGAATACTAACTTTAGTGAGACTCCGGAGCATAAATGTGCTCATTTTTTCAAAATGGATAATGGAAATTTCTATGCATACCCTAATAATAAGATACTGTGGTATGACGATGCATGGACTAAGAATAGAATTACCAAAAATCCAGGTTATGAAATAGATTTAACCGAATATTCTGTCGAAAATCGTCGCAAAATAGAGACATCTGATGATTTTATGTACGAAATTACAAATATTCGGGATAGCAACCCCGTAAAAAGTTCTGATTTTAACGAATCAGGAGCAAACAATGACCAAGAAAGTAGACAAAGACCAAAATTTCATGAAAAATGAGTGGGGAACTGAGTATTTGTCAAGTGAATATGGATGGGAGACTCAAATTTACAAACAAAAAATGCTTCGTGAGATAGCAAATGATGAATTAACTCCAAAAAAACATGATTTTTATCACCAAAATGAAATTCATGAAAGAATTCGTAATGATCAAGATTATGATGACTGGGAATATGGAACTGAACCTCTTTATGAGTCAAAACCACTCTAAATAAGATATACTTGCATATGAAATATGCCTCTAGAGAGGATAAGTAAAGGGTTTAAAGATATTAGTATGACTTTCCAATCAAATCCTTTAAATCGGGATTTGATTGGAATTAAAAATGAGACTGCAATTGCAAGATCTGTGAAAAATCTTGTCCTTTCTTCTCAAGGAGAAAAGTTTTTTAATTCTAGTTTTGGTACGGGAGTATCAAAACTTCTTTTTGAAAATATTGATGAAATGACTGCATCAATCATAAAGGATGAAATCACATATGTTCTTAATACATATGAACCTAGAATTCAAATTATGGAGGTGACAGTAAGCCCAAATTATGATGAGAATGAATTTGCAACTACAATACAGTATAAAATTGTTGGAATAGATGTACTTCCTCAGCAATTATCATTTGCATTACAACCAGCAAGATAAATGGCACTAGTAAACTTTACAAATTTAGATTTTGATCAGATAAAAGTATCTTTAAAGGAATACTTAAGATCAAATTCGAACTTTACGGATTATGATTTTGAAGGATCCAATCTTTCAACTATCATAGATCTTTTGGCGTATAATACATATATTTCCTCATATAATGCTAACATGGTTAGTAATGAGGTTTTTATTGATAGTGCAACACTAAGAGAAAATGTTGTTTCTCTCGCTCGTAATATTGGATATGTTCCTAGATCTAGAACTTCTGCTAGAGCTAATATTTCTTTCTTTGTAGATACTAGTACCTTTAGTACAAATCCAATTACTTTAACTTTAAAGAGAGGAGTTGTTTGTACGTCAAACTTTGCTTTTGGTGATGTAAATTATACGTTTTCGATACAGAATGATGTCACTGTTCCTGTAGTAAACAATATTGCACTTTTTGATAATGTGGAGATTTACGAAGGTTCTTTCGTTACTGCAAATTTCACTGTTGATTCTAATAATCCAAATCAAAAATATACTTTAGAAAATGCTAATATTGATACTTCTTCATTATCTGTAGCAGTAAGAAATACAGAATCAAGTTCTGTTATTAGAAATTTTGTTTTTTCTGATAGTATTCTAAATGTAACTTCTAATTCTAATGTATTCTTCATTCAAGAAGTTGAAGATCAGAGATATGAATTAATTTTTGGTGATGGGGTATTTGGTAAAAAATTAGATAATTTAAATTACATTGAAGCATCTTACATAATTACAAATGGAGAATCTGGAAATGGTGTAAGTGACTTTAGATTTGCTGGTAGATTAGTTGATAATAATGGCAGAGTTGTTACTGATGGAATATCTTTAGTTACAACAAACGTAATATCGAGAAGTGGTAAAGAAATTGAATCTGTAGAATCTATTAAAAAATATGCCCCTAGGATATATGCATCTCAAAATAGAGCAGTAACTGCAAAT